GTCCTTGTCCTTCAGCTTGCCTTCGAAAACGTTGTGTGACACGGTGTCTTGACCTTCCTCTTCTTCTTTCTTGGATGGAATTTCGGGGGTTTGCGGTTTGATTGCGCTCTGCTCCAATGAAGCAGCAGATTGTGCCTCGAGGGCTGCACCAATCATGTAATGAACGACGTCCTTTTCTTCGTCGGACCATTTGTTGTAAACGGCCTCGACGTCGATCTCATCATCGTCACTAGCGTGTTGGATTTCATCATTACTGTTTGATTGGGTATCATCATCATCCGCAGCATGGGCCAACTCAAATTCGAGGCCCGTGGTGATGATTGCTTCGCCCTCAACCTCCTCGATCATGTCGCCATGTCGAATAGAAATCGGGTCGATTACTGCGCCTGGATTAGCGCCCTTCAGCACCAGACTCACTTCACAGATCATTCCGTGAATTACTCGTGATGCTCTCTTTGTGAGCTCATTCGCCCAAATAGACATCTGCTTGATGTCGCCATGCTTGAGAAGCTCCTTAGCTTCCTTGGCTGCCTTGCTTTCGTTGAAGTAGCAATAGGCATAGGTCCCGTCAGTACGATTCTCAAGAATCGCATGACCCAGGACGTTCGCTGGAGTGTTGTGACTGTGCTGCCAGACGAGAGGAACTTGTTCCTTGTCTTGATGCTGGAATGCACCCGGAACAATTGTCACCCCATCAATGCACTTTACGTCCGCTTTGGACGCATACCCATGGAAATCAGCTTCCATTTTGACTGTTCCTTTCAGAATCTTTAGCTCCTGATCTTCGGTTGGATGTGGACAATTCGATTGGCTGCGGCATGTTTGGGTTAGACAACTTATCTGCTTCTGGAGCATCGTTTGGTGGCAAACCAAGCATCCAGTCGCGAATCTCGTTCGACGTCATAATCTCGTTACGTCGGAACTTGTCGCCAGCCTCTGCCGCTTTCTCCAAAGTGACAAACATGAACGGGTTACGGAAGAAACGGATCTCTTCCCCGTTTTCAATGCGCTTCCTTCCAAGGAAGGATCGACGCATGGCTTGAACGATGGCCTCCACAATGGGGTAGACCGTCCTCGCATAGTAATTAATCATCGTGGCTTCGTCAGCCGTACCGTTCATTACTTCTGGAGTAACACCGAGTTCTCCGTATACCATTCCAACCAAGTACTGCACCTGAGCGAGAAGCTGATTCTCCGCAGGGCGATTGAGTTGGGTGATCTTCTCGGTTGCATCTACGTAAGCAATACCGTAGGTACTCCCCATGAGTTGGGTCTCGATTGCTCGTCTACGATCTTCAGCCTGATTCTTTCGAATCTCAGACTTAACAACGTATGGAAGCTGAATAATCAGATCGAGTTTTCCTGAACTTGCTGCTTCATCAACAGTATCCAGAAGTCTCAATTTCCGAATCAATCTCTGCATGGTAGAGTTTGGTTCGTTCATAATGGTTGCGAGCGGATTGTAAACAATCGCGGTCATTCGCTTTTCCACTGTGATTTCTTGGCGTTGACCAATCGCCTCATTCCACACATTAACTCGAATGTGTTGTGGATAGAACTGTGCAATTTCTCCAACACGCATGTCGGAGATATCTTCGATTCGCACGCCCAATGTATCGCGTTCGGATTGAATCGGAACTATCGCTGCACACGACTTATCAAACATCGTCATGCAGATGTCTTGTCTGAAGTCCTTTGGCGCTTGGTCAATGTTCGCCTGAACAGTAAGACAATTATTGAGATCACTCTTTGCATCTTCTTTGTATCGACCCTTTTCGTCTGTCAGAATATGCTTGATAAGCACACCTGCGACATCCATACTGATCCTTGTATAGACGGACGAGACAACGGATCGATCGTTATAACTGAAACGGACGGATGATCGATGGGAACCATACGATCCACCATACCCGTACGATTGCACGGGAGGTTGATTAACGAATGCGTTCCACATGTTTCGGAAGCGTTCAAGTAATGCCACTCCGCCTCCTATTCCGGCCACAGTTCGACGAACTCCCGTTCAGGGAGAGGGATTTTGAAGTCGTCATACCATTTACGAAGCTTGTCGTTTTCAACAAGCGCATCCGTATTGTGTTTCTTGGTCATCGACTTGATGAAGCTTGCTTCTGATTTTACCGGAGTCTTCAATCTTCGACTAGGACCTGGACCCATAGCAAACACTCTCTCTGGTGGTTTGATATGACTGACCGGCGTTTTGCCCTTATTTGGGATGAAGTTCTGTCGAAGCCACTTATCACTCTCTCCGTTATGCACTTTCAGTTGAGATCGAGGAGTTTTAGCTCCGTTCAACTCTCGCACTATCTTTGCGGCGATTACGCCGCCAGCAAGTGCAACCGAAGCAACTTTCACCGTTTTAGCGGCAAGAGCGATCTTCTCCTCTCGAGTACGGGGACGCTTCTTTCCGGTAACAGGATCACGAGCTCTACGAACCCCCCATTTCTGTCCTTTAACCCCGAAATGCGCCAAATATGACTGTTCGTCAACTATCATTCGACGCCTCCTGGAACAGTTGGATGATTTCGCCCTGATTTCCATCGGTAATTATGGAAAAGTCACGAACCTCACCAGTTTTCTTGTCAACTGAGAAGAACGGATCCCACGATCCTTCGATCGGATCTGAAGTGTCGATTACTCGAAACAAATATACACTTTGATAATCAACTGGACCAGTGATCTCTAGGTCTGAGTCGGGAAACACTTGCCTAATGGCCTGCATTGATTGCTCGCTAGTCAGCATTTCTCACCCACCTTAGAAGTTGATCGTTGTTCAATGGTAAGTTGTCGAGACGAGTGAAGGCGGCTGACGCAACCCCAGCTATTGAATTACCGAAGACTGCATCATTATCGTATCTCCGACCATTTTGTGTGTCAAATATAACCGGAGCACCGTTAATAATTTCATATGCTAGGCTATGACCTCCGCCGCCACGCCACATCACACCGAGTTCTCCACGAGATCCATTTGGTTCTCTAGCTAACGTTTCAAAGATGACCAAGGGATGCGTCCCAGGAATAGCTTTCTTTCCTCCACCTGTTTTAACAATATCCAAAAGTGGTGCTGGTGCTGCCGGATTCTTTTGTCTTTGAATTGTTTCTTTTGTACCTTGAAGAATGACTCCAATTTTACCCGTAGGACGAAGCTTTTCTCCGGGAGAAATGGCGTTCAAGAGTCCCGCTGGATTTTGACCACTAGCGGCAGAGGTACGTGTCGCCTGGACATCAAGTCCTCGACGCCGCATTTCATATGCAAATGTACAACGACGACAATTCATCTTGGTACCAAGCCCGCCGTAATCCGGATTGATTCCTTTAACGACCCTTTGATGAATTTGATCAGCAGAAAGTCCAGCTTCAGCCAATGATGTGTTTTGTTTGAATGAAATATCGCGCTTTAGGAGAGCTGCTTTGCCTTTAGTTCCAAGTCTGCGAAATTCACCCTTTTGTGCCAAGTTGTATGTAACTTTAGCCGCAATAACTGTGCCTACAACCGCTGCGCCAATTGCAATCTTCTTCTGACGATCGGTAAGCTTCCCTTGACGCTTTGCTTCTGCATCTTCGAGCGCTTGCGCCTTCTCTTTTTCGAGCTTACTAACTCGACCTCGCGCACGCACGGAAAGTTTTCCGCCGCGAGCAGTTTTCAAAGAATCAATTTCGTCTTGTGCTTGATCGGCCTTAGTTACGAATTTCTGAGCACGAACTTCGCGGCGAATTTGTTTGTCTTCTCTTCTCACCCCCCATTTCATACCCTTTACACCGTGGTGCGCCAAATAATCCTCTTCATCAATGATCATTCAAGCGCCTCCTTGTTCACCTTGTACGCAACGTACGCATCCATAAGAGCAGATACGTTGTCGATCTTCTCTTCCATCCGCTTCTTAAGAAGCTTCCGGTTGCCGTTTGTATCTTCCAAGGTGATGGCATTGCCCATGGCGAAAGACATCAACTGTTGATCGAACACCAAAGCTCTTTCTTCGGCAAGGATCTTCAATTCTCCCAATGGAACCGATTCAGTTCTTGCTCCCTGAATGACTTTTTCGATTCCGAATGGTCCATTCTCAGCTTCCCAACGCTGCACGAATTCCTTAGCGTTGTATGGGTCAAATCCAAAACAGCGAACATCGTATTGTGATTGCTCAATAAACAAATCGAGATCATCATAGACCTCCATCATGTCCAGAACAGTTCCCTCCATAACAACAAGACTTTGTTCTCTGCGGAAATCGTTATACTTGATCTGCATCGCTGCTTGGAGTTTGCGGAAAGTCAAATCAGTGATGTAACTGCGTGTCTTAACAGCGAATCTTCCGTCAGCCAATGGGAACAAGAATGTGAATGCACAGAAGTCGTCACCTTGTGAGAGATCGGCGCCGAGTGCACATGCCATTCCGTTTACGCTGAAACGTTCGTGCGGAATCGTATCTTGGTAGGTGAAGAAGTAAGTGTACCCTTCCATAGGAATACCGAACCGCTTGGCCAGGATGTCGTTCCTTGAAGCCGGAGCATTTTCGGCTCGTTCCACGTCGAGTTGGTACGTTTCATAGCTCACCGTCTTTCCAAGATTGGGTTGAGCCTTAATCCACATTGCTGGATCAGCAACTTCTGCAATATCGTCGAGTCTGTAGTACCAAATCGAAATGTGAGGAGCGAAGTACTCTCCTCGAAGGATGGCTTCAAGTTCCATTTTGATTGTGTCGCCGGAACCGTTTCGAACTGTTCCTTCAGAACTGATAGCAATGATCAAATAGTCCTCCATCTTGGAGGCACCCTGTTCAATTGCTCCAACAACATCTTCTCTAATGTCTCCGGACAACCATTCGTC